CGGAAAGACCAAGAAGGAAGCCTTCTACGCCCTGTTCACCAGCCCCTGGTACAAGGCAATGGAAGACGACCCGGCCACCAGCGCCAACCCGCCTGGAGGCCTCCCCAAGGCCCTGCGCAGACAGAAGACGGCCCAGCTGCTGATCAGCGGCATCACGGCCTACTACGACCTGCTGACCCAGGACGAGCTCGAGCGCCGTGCCGCCTCTAGTGCCAGCCCTGCTGCCAAGCAGTGGAGCGACGCCAAGAACGATCTGGCAGAGCAAACCTTCCGACAATCTGAGAGCGGCTTGCGCACTCTTGGCAAACGCTTGAGCAATGCGCTAAGTCCGGCAGAATGAAGTCTGCAGTAGTGCAGACGTCAAGTGCCCTTCTCCTATGCACAATACGCGGGCAACGGGTCCACGACGACCTTTTCGGTCCCGTTCCCGTATTTGCTGAAGGCGCACGTCAAGCTCTACACGGGTTTCAACATCCTGAACGGCACGTTCACCAACCAGCTGGTGGATGGGGTCGATTACACCTGGACGAGCGGTACACAGGTGCAGACGACAGCCGCTCCCGCCAACGGGGTGACGCTGACGATCATTCGTGACACGCCGGACAGCTCGCAGCTTGTCCCATGGCAAGACGGCTCCAACCTGACTGCAGATGACCTGAACAATGCAGACTTGCAAAACCTGTACGTGGTGCAGGAGCAGCAGGACAGGAACGATGCTGGGACTGTGGCAGCCATTGCCGCTCAAACTGCGGCTACCAACGCCACTGCTGCAGCTACTGCTGCAACGACAGCGGCAAACACAGCCAATGGCACCGCAGCAGCAGCCACCACTGCTGCTAACAACGCAGCAACTGCTGCAAACGCAGCAACTGCAGCTTCGACTGCTGCAACGACAACGGCCAATCAGGCATCTGTTGATGCCGCTGCGGCCGTCAGCACCGCCAACACGGCCAACACCAATGCCAGCAATGCGCTGAGCACCGCCAACGGTGCCAACAGCGCTGCAAGCGCTGCTACCAGCACCGCCAACAGTGCTAGCAGTGCGGCAAGCGCTGCTAGCAGCATCGCTAACACCGCTGCAAGCAATGCGTCAGCGGCGGTGTCAACAGCCAATGCTGCCTCCAGCACTGCTGCCACGGCGTCAAGCAATGCCACCACCGCGGTCAATACAGCCAACAACGCGCTGAGCGCAGCCAACAACGCTGTCAGCACGGCCAACACAGCGAGCACCAACGCAAGCAACGCGGTAACGACTGCCAACGCGGCAAACAACACTGCCAACCAAGCCGCGGCGGCCGTGTCTCAAGCGGTGTTGTTCACGCTGGTGGCGAACGTGGCGGCGATTCCGGCCAGCCCTGCCAACAACACGTACATCGAGGTTGGCGACAGCACTGGCATTGGTTCGTTTTCGCCGTTGGCGGGCTTACCTGGTGGCTTTGTTGGCGATCCTGGCCTGACAGTGCGGATCCGCTACACCACGTTGGGCAATACCTGGAACTACCTGAGCTACTTTGCCAACAACCCTGAAACTCGGTATTTAGGGTCTGGCAATCTTGCTTCTCAGGCAGAAGCAGAAGCGGGATCGAACAACACAAAATGGACAACACCGCTGCGTGTGGCGCAGGCGATCACAGCGCTTGCGACTTCAGGTGCAACAGGTGGTGGCACTGACAAAGTGTTTGTTCAAAATGACCAAGTAATTACCACCAACTACACCATTCCAGTCGGCAAGAACGCTTCATCAGTTGGGCCTGTGTCCATTGATGCGGGCGTGACTGTCACTGTTTCCGCCAACTCCACCTGGGTACTTCTCTAATGGCACCTTTCGGAAAAGTTAAAGCCGACTCCATTGAGTCGAGCACACAGGTTCTCACTGTTGACAACCTGGCCACCACGTCAAGTGCGACTCCGCCATCACGCACGGTGTCCGCTGGCACCGGCTTGACGGGCGGTGGTGATCTGAGCGCAAACCGCACCATCAGCGCTGATGTTGCAAGTCAGGCTGAGGCTGAGGCTGGCGCCAGCAGCAGTAAATTGATGACCCCAGAGCGCACGGCGCAAGCCATCACGGCGCTGTCGCCTGCGCCTGTGTATGCGTCGCAAGCGGAAGCAGAAGCCGGGACGATCACGAACAAAGTGATGAATCCCCTGCGCACGGCGCAGGCGATTGCGGCGTTAAGCGGCGGCGCTGTCTACTACAACCGCCGTCCAGCGCTGCACCGCGGCTCGCTGTTTTACAAGACCGCTGCCACGACGATCAGTGTTGCTGCTGGTGCTGTGCTGAACGGCAAGTATTACGCCACGGCTACAGCTGTGACGATGCCCAGTCACAGCAACAACACCGACTACGCGATCTGGCAGCACCCCAGCACCGGGGCTCTGGTGGGTGATACGAGTTTCACCACGGCTCCTGCAGGGGCCACGGGTGGCTCGATTGTGGGTGGCTACCACTACATCCCTAGCGGGCGGCCTACGGCCGAGAACAACGGCAGTCCGACGGGCTCTGCCGAGATCCTGGAGTTCAGCATTTGGGATCTGACCTACCGACCCAGCTGCCCGGATCCCCGCGGCATGGCCTGCATAAACGATGCGTTCTGGATTGACCTGTACCTGGCCGGCGCCACCAGCTATGCGGGCAGCACGTTCTCTGCTGTGCCAAGCAGCAAGATCGGCCTGACCATTGCGGATGGCTCGAGCGCCCCGCTGGTACCGGCTCAGTACGGCGGCAATGGCAGCACCACCTACGGCAGCTTCACGTGGTACGAGGCATCAGAGATGGCTGCCAGCTTTGGCAAGCGTCTGCCGTTCTACGCCGAGTTTGCCGCTGCAGCCTTTGGCGCCCCGGAAGCCGGAAGCCGCGGCACGGACCCCGGCACGGTGACCTGGGAGCGGGCCAGCAAGTTTGGCCTGGCACAAGCCACCGGTGTGATGTGGCAGTGGGGCGCAGACACCAGCGGCAACGGCTCTGGCGGCTCCTGGTCGGCCAGCACAGAAGGCCGGGGCAGCGTTTATTCCACTGACGCCCGCGCCGTCATCCTGGGGGGCGCCTGGGGCGGCGGGGCCTTCTCCGGCTCGCGTGACGCAGGCTGGGACTTCACTCCCTGGTCCTCCTACAACTCCGTTGGGGCGCGTTTTGCGGCCGGGCACCTGGTACTTGGATAGGAGGCGCGACAGCGCCGACTGCCATGACCAGCAAACGAGCCTCTGCGGACCCCTCCAAGGAGGCTCACGGCCTCTACATGGTCGAGAAGTACGAGCGAGTCATTGACTACCTCTACCCGCTCGCTCAAAGCATCCCACGCAAGCACGGCACCTTCCGAGAGCTTCTGATCAAGCAGCTGTTCCTGGTGGCCGAGCATCTCAATGACGCCATCAAGGCCAACCAGCTAAGCCGCTGCTACGTGCTCGATGGCAGCCTGGGGCAGCTACGGCTGTTGATGCGCTTCATGGTGCATCACAAGCGCAAGCTGATGACCGAACACCAGCTGGAGACCAGCCAAGCCTTGGTTGGAGAGGTGGGCGCAATGCTCGGCAGCTGGATCAAGCGGCTGCAAGAGCAGAAAAAAGGTGCCAAGGTATAAGCGGTCTTGATGGGAGCGCCGTCATCCTGGGGGGCAACTGGAACAACGGGGCCAACTCCGGCTCACGTAACGCCAACTGGAACAACACTCCCTGGAACTCCAACAACAACATTGGGGCGCGTTTTGCGGCCGTGGCCACTGCCAAACACCACTACGCTCTGCTGTTTCTACGGGGCAGCAGGCCGGTGCCAACCAGGTGCCAGCCATCAAGTCCAGCTTCGGCAAACTCAGGGCCGAGTGGTGGCAATGGCAGGGAGTAGATCATCGAAACCTGCCGCTACCTTTTATGGCCAAGAAGTTTCGCAATCTGTATCAACAGATCTACGACTGGGACAACCTGCTGCTGGCCTACAAGGAAGCCCGGCGCGGCAAGACCTACAGCAGCTCCTACCTGCGATTCAAGGAATACGCCTACGCCAACCTGCGCAACCTGCAGCTGCGGCTGATCGAGGGCGGCTGGCGACCTGATCCGCAGCTGGAGTTTGAGATCAGTGATCCCAAAAAGCGGATGATCGCCTGCCAGAGCTTTCGTGATCGGGTGCTGCACCACGCGCTGATCCAGGTGGTGGGGCCGATTTTGGATGCAGCAATGATGCCCCAGGTGTTTGCCTGCCGGGTGGGGCTGGGTACGCACAAGTGCGTCACGAGGATGCAGCAACTGATGCGCCAAAACCCGCAATCATGGGTGCTGCATGTGGACTTCAGCAAGTTCTTCCCAACGATCCCTCAAGCCCTTCTGCTGGCGCACCTGGGCAAGAAGTTGACCTGCGGCCGCACGCTGCTGCTGATTCAAGAAGCTCTGTCGGTGCAGCCCAGCGGAGTCCCTATTGGCGCGCTCACCAGCCAGACCTTCGCTAATTACTGGGGAGGCAAACTGGACAGGTTCATTGCATCCACAGGCAACGGTCGCTTTGTTCGCTACATGGATGACGCAGCGATCATCGTGGATAGCAAATGGGAGGGGCTGGCATTGCGGGAGGAGATTTGCCGATTCGTCGAAACAGAGATGCACCAGCGCATCGGCAAGTGGAGTCTGGGCCCGGTGGAGCGGGGGCTGACGTTCTGCGGGTTCCGCATCCGCCGCAAGTTCAAGCTCATCAAGCGGCAGTCGATGATCCGGCAGCGGCGCAAGTTGCGGCTGCTACTTGAGCACGATGACCACGAAGGATGGCGGGCATCGCAAATTGCTTGGATGGGCCACTTGCGCCATGCTGATGGTCAGAACGGATTGGCCCACATGGGCCTTGCTTCCCCATGCTGATCAACACCCCAGCTGACTTCCAAGCCGCTGATGCCGGCCCCGAGCAGCAGGCCTTTTTGCAGGCCCTGCTGAATGATTACGTGACTTTCGACGATGCCGAGTACCCGGAGGGCTACGACCGCACCCTTCAGGAAGGCGACGATGGCTACGTCGCTCCGGTGTTGCGCCAGGAGTGGAACGCCGGTGCCGCTGCGTCCTGGGGGTTTAGCAGCCGCGAGCAGCTTGAGGCTGCAGTGGCAACCAGCTGAGCAACCGATAGGCTGACCAAAGAGTTCTGCACCCCTGCAGTTGTGCCCGAGCCGTTGACAGCGATCCTGGCGGCTTTCGCGGGGGTGGCGTTTGGCAGCGCTGGCAACTGGATTGCCAACAGCCGTCGCCGAGACGATGCCGCGACCGTTGCGCTGATCGAGCTGTCTGCTTCGGTCAAACACATCGACAAGACCTTGCAGCGCTTTGAAACGGCGTTCGACAGCGTTTACAGCACGCTGCAGCGTCACGACAACCGCATTACCCGCCTGGAGGCTGGCCATGGATCGCCTGAGTGAATACATCGCCTTAGCCGTGGCCATTCATGGCGTGGCGGTGGTGATCGTCAACCTGACTCCCACTCCGAAGGACAACGAGGCCCTCGACAGCTACACCAAGGTCATCGTCAAGGCCTACAGGGCCATTGAGATCCTCGCCGGGATCATCACCCCCCGGGTCAAGAGGTAGGACCATGACTCCTTTCGCCATCTCAGAGGAGCTGAAGTTCCGCGAGGAGATGACGAAGCGAACGCTGGAGGAGTTGTTCGAGCTGCAGGACTGGGACCAGCTGATGAACGCAGCCTTGCTCTTGAACTCGATGTGGCATCAGCAGACCGCGATCGCTCGCTGGTTTGCCCATGAAGCAGCCGAGAACCTCTCTGAGGCCTGGGCAATGTCCGCCAGGAGGGACTGATGGCTAAGCCCAAGCAGCAACAGGACAAGCCCGTGCCGGTGCACAAGAAGACCACCCAGGGCAATGGTCGCGGCAGCCGGCCTAGCCACGGTCGCAAGCTCAAGCACGGTCAGGGCTAGTAGCCCTTTTTGCCGCCGCCTTTGCCGCCTTTGCCGCCCTTTTTCATTGGTCTGGCGAGTCAGTAATCCCAGCGTACCCGGGGTCGGCCAGGCCTCAAACCCAGGTGGATAAATCCTTTGGCCGCTCCATAGCCGAGGCTGTAGGGCCAGTTGACGTCGGCCCAGCGCTGCAGCTCGGTCACCGACATTCCATCAAGGTAAAAGTCGATCGCGCCGGTGTCGGGTTTGTCATAGAGATGCTCTGAGCGAGAGGCGCCGCCCACCTGAGCGTTGATCTTGGGCGGCCTGTAGCCGCTGGTGATGATCACCGGCCGCTTGAAGTGATCTCTCGCCTTCTGCGCAAACTGGCAGAGCAGCACAGCGGCGTCGCACTGGTGTTGATGGTGGAATCGCCGAGCCTCTGACTGCAGTGCGATCTCGCCGTAGACGATGTTGGGCGTGATGGCGTAGTTGAAAGGCGATGCCGGTGTAAACGCCAGCGACTGCTGGGCCCTGTACTCCTGCGCCCATTCAGCGCTCTCGGTCAACAGCGCAGGGTCAGACTGCTTAATGTGCTGCCCCAGCTTGATCAGCGCTTTCTTCTGATGCTTGAGGCCCTTGTAGTTGTCCCAGAACTGCAGCCAGCGCGCATCAGTGAACTGCACGTCTTTGATTGTCATGATGGGCTCAGCTCTACACCCATGTAACCGTGGCTGACCTCAAAGAAACACTCGAGCAGATCCACGAAGAGGTCGCTTATGGGATCCTCGAGGACCTGCGCAACGGTGACAAGACTGCCCGCCGGGAGGCGTTGCAGCTGCTGAAGCAGAACCAGATCAGCGCTGCTGCAATGCCTGAAACGCCCACGGCCGACTTGGCGCGCATGGCCGGCAAGCTCAACTTCCAGACGATGGAAGAAAAAGCCAAAGTGATGCCGATCCGGCTCGAGGACAAACTCAGCGCTTGATTCCCCCGTAGGCCATGCCGCGGGGTTGCGGCCTGAAGCCCAGCGCCAGCGCGTCGATCTGGCTGCCGGTCTCGTCAAACCACGCTTCACGCAAGGCGTCGTCCATCTCTTCCTGCCGGGCGATCTGCGCTTTCTCCTGGTCCTGGGCCGCGGCCTCGACAAAGAACGCGCAGCCCAGGGCCAGCACGTCGATGCGGTCATCGAACTGCAGGGCACCACGCTCCACTGTGATGCGGCTGAGCTGGAACATCAGCGAGCGGGCGTGGCCCGTGTCAGGGTCGCGCTCAGCCCCGGCCCAGTCCTGCTGAATGACGTCTTGACTGACCACCAGCCGGTGTTGCTGCACCAGCGGCGCCAGGGTGTCCACGATGCGGCGCTCCTTTTGGCCGGTGGCCCGGCGCTCCTCAAACGCGCAGGGATGCACCTTGTTCACGACCGGCTGCAGCAGGGCAGTGAACATGCCGTCGCCCATGTTGCTCTCGGCCACGATCGTGTTCACGTTCCAGCGCTTGGCCTTTTGCGCCAGCAGCTGCAACACCTCCGCTTCGTAGCCGCGGGTGGTGCCACCGGACTCGAGCAGGAACAGGTTGCCGTTGAGCTCAGCAATCACGGCCCAGGCCAGTTCGTCGCTGCCGCGGCCGGAGGGGTCCACGGCCAGGATGCAGCGCCACGTCTCTTTGGCCGGCACCCAGCCCTGAATCAGCGCAGCTGAGTAGTAGTAGCGATCGCTACCCAGGCCCACGCACGGCAGGCTCTGGATGCGGTGCTCGTTGGCCGAGGACCAGGCCACCACCTCTGGCAG